CGGCCGCCGTTACTGCCGCTATGCCTGCAACAACGGAAGTTTTCAGGAATCCTGCCATAGAACTCATTTTTGATTGAAATTTTTCCGCTGTCTGCTCTGCATTTTGCATACCTACAGTAAAATTTTTGTCGTCTAAAACCAAATGTGTTGCATATGTCGCTAAATCTATTACCCCTGGCATCATTTCACCTCTTTTCTATAACCAGGTAAAGATCGAATCCTGTCTAAATCCGGCTCGGTTTGTGATAGAATCTTGCTTTCCTGTAACATTTGTCTGCCTTCTTCGGTTTTCATTAATTCGAACATTTGAAAGTGTTTAAGTAAACTTAAAAACACTGCATAAGGTAATTCCATCACTTCATTAAATGACATATGGCTTTCATGTATTAAAAAAGCAATATTTTCCATTATTTCAATTTCGCCTTCGTCGTTTCCCCCTTTGCCGCTTATTCTGCGGTGGGGGAATTGGAGTTTGGGTCTTGTATAATTTCCTGAAAATGATTCATCATGCCGGAAATAATTGCTCTAATCATGCGCATGTCAAAGTTTTCTTCGACATAGGCCAAATCAACATTTTTGGTTTTGTCTAAATTCAATATATCGCAAACAAGCTCCTGACTTTTCTTAATGGCTTCTGATTCATCTTTGAGATTCTGTAGGTCTTGAGTATATTTAGTAAGTTTTATTACAAATTTTGTGGAAATTTCACCAGGGATAACAAATTCTTCACCTTTTGGAGTTTTTATGATTAAAGGGTCTTTCACCAAAATTCCAAGGTCAATTATTTTACTCATGGCTTCGCTTCCTCCTTAAATAAAAAAAATTAGGGCAGAGTAATTCTGCCCCCTTTTTTTTTTACGAAATCTTCATTTTGAAGTAATCATAAAAACGTTTTGTTTTATACCTGCGGGAATGTTTCGATTATTTCAACAAGTGTCCCATCAGAACAAGCAAGGGCCTTAAATTCATAATTTGTTATATTCGGTTTTTCGTTATCAAAGGTAAAAGTAAAACCACCAACGCTTTGGGCTTTGGCAATGTTGACAATAAGCTCCCCGCCATCTTTCTTTTTATGAATAAATCTCAAATAATTTACAGGTAAACTGCCTTTTCCGCCGATTTTAACGGTTTTTTTACCCGTTGCAACATCCGTTGTTACCGTCGCAGGAGCTATTTTTTCTAAATTATCAATTAACCAAGTCATGACTCCACATTTGAAGCTAACATCTTCTTGCGTGATAAAACTCATCAGCAAACCTCTGTTTGCACTTCTTACATCTTGTATTTTTGCATCGTATGTCAAAGTAGCTCCGCTATCTATTGCCCCCACGTTTGTTAATGCCGCTTCAATTGTCGCATCATCTGCGGTTTCAGGATTGTCTACTTTACCAAGATATAATTCACCAGAACCAAGCAAAATCGGCTCTGCCGGTATTGTCGTCAATGCCATCTTTAACACTCTCCTTTAAATTATATACATAAAATATAGAATTATCTCATAATTTCCAGTATCAGGATTTTTTACAATGCCACCACCGTTAAGTAATTCGGTATGATATATACTCTCAATATGCTTTTCGCATCTTGGGTCATCTAATAGAAATATTAATCTATTTTGAATTTGCATTAATTTTGCCAAATCCTTGCCTACAATGTTAAATTCTATTTGGTAATTTTTTATATATCCACCAGAAATAGGTTTTGTTTTATAAACAATATAAACATCATTTTCAATTTCTTTTGGCTTTTCTACAAAATAAATAGCATTGCCTACAAGAGAGAAAAAATCAGTATCATTAAGCAAATATTTCCTAATCGCTTCCATTGTTTAGCACCTCGGCAATTCTGCGTCGAATTTGTTCAAGGTTTTTGTCTACTGCTGGTTCAAGGTAAGGTCTTTTCCTTTCTGCCCAGTAAGCATATTCAACATTACTGCCTACTGCCCCTTCGGTTTTATCGTCATCGGTTCTAACTTCATGAGTAATGCTTCGCTTTAGTGTTCCAGTTCTCACAGGGCACATCATTTTTGCGTCTGCTTCAATCAAAAGACATGCTTCTTCTATTGCTTTTTGCCTTCTTACCCGCATTTCCTCAATGGCTTTTTGAAAAGGACTATCACTCATTGTCTATCATCCATTCTGCGTAATCATCCCATTCAATCACTTTTTTAATGATATATCTATTATTTTTATATTTACATTTATTTCCAACAATTATATTAGAATTTGGATCACTAAAAACTCTATAAACAACATTTTCAGTAAACCCATAATCCCTATAGGCTAATTCCTTTGAATATGGCTGAACATCACATTCTATACTTGCAACAGTAGTTTCTTGCCCTTCATGCCAAATGCCCATATCATCCAAATAGCCTTCGGATTGGCCTAAAATATCAATTTTTGAATTATAAAACATAGTTTTCACCTACCCCATTAATCGGATTTTCCGAAATGGAGCGCACATAATTTTTATTTCCTCTGGTAAATCCTGTATAAATGAAACACTTCTGCTACCTTGAGTTTGTGAGGATATACCATCATTTTTCCTTTTTTTGTAATATGTTGCCGCTAATTGAAGTATTGCATTGTCAAGCCCTGTCGGTAATACTTCATCTGGCAAATAATTACAATAGCTTTTTATCACATTTTGTGCCATACTAATTAAAAGGTTTAATAAATTATCCTGCGAAGTATCACTAATGCCCAAATACAATTTTAAATTTTCTAACATTTCCTACACCTACTTTTTAAAAATAGGTAAAGGCAAGGAAATTAGTCCTTGCCTTTTTTTACCTTTTTATCTTCAGTTTTTTCTATTACTTCTTTGAATCCCTGTTTTATTAAGTCCGCTTTTTCGTATTCGGTTTCAACTATTCTTATTACATTAAGTTTTTGTAATTTATACATGTTATTATACTAATGCTTCCTTAATATTTACGAATACAGCGGACATCTTGTTGTCAGGAATCCAAATGTCATGGTATTTTCTATAATCTATTTTATACGCATCTGCAACCTGGTTTACTCTAGGTTCAAATATTCTTACATTATCGGTCTTGCTTACTGCAATTGGAGCAGTTTGAGCACATATAATCCAATTTATGGTTTTTGCAGAAGCATCAGCAACAAATCCACCTGCTTCCTGCCCTGCGGTCTTACCATCATAGAAAACATATGCAGTTTTAAGTCTTACAGAAGGTACGGTAATTATAGGATAGCCATCAATAGCAGAAACTTTAGTATTTACCTGCCCTTGCGTAAAATCAATAACGGATAATTGTTTTGTTAATTCGGTAGAATTTTCAAGTATATTTTTTGTAGCATAACTCATTGTGATGATGAGCGGAACATCTCCAACAACATCCTGCATTGCGGCTATGTCGGCTTTTATTTTGCTTAATATATCTGCCACAGCAGGAGTATATCCACCGCTAGCCCTACCAGCAGTAATAGCAAGAGAAGCTATTTTGCTATATCTAAATGCATCCACTTCAGGAATTACATGCACTCTCTGGAATTCTGCCATTACAGCAGAGGCATTAGCAACAAAATTAGATTCATTTACATCCATTGCGTCTAACTGGAATGTTCTAGCCCTATCCTGCGTCATAATCATTGTTTCATAGGTTAAATTTATGCTTCCCTGAGTAAAACCATTCACTCTATCATAATTACCTAAACCATCCATACTTATTTTCGGAATTTTTATTTCCTTACCACCGTTGTAAATTACCTGCCCTGCATTGGCTTCCATCCATCCAGATGTTGCACCCTGCACCATCTGAGTATCTAGTGCCTGCTGGAAAATTGTTGCATAATCAATTATATTTGCCATAATAAAAATCACTCCTTAATTATTTTATATTAAAATATTTTGAAATTTCTGCTTTAATTTTTTCTTCTTGTGATAATTGCTTATCATTTTTTGGCGGCTGATAAGTCCCCTTCAATCTTTGTTGTACTATATTGTTTACTGCATCATTAAAAATCCTTTCTAATTTCATTAGATTATCGTTAGTGGTTTTTTCGTCTTCACCAACAAAATAATCAATTATTTCTGTAGGTAAACCTTTCTCCTGAGCT